CTCAATAGCAGCATCACAATCTGAATATTGTGCTACCTCACGATAGCGTCTTAGAAGATCATTCTCATTTTTGACAATACCTTCTAAGTCCATGACCATACCGTAATACCCACCAGCATTTACGCCAGTGGTAATTACAGTACTGCCATCAGGTTGAGAGGGAGACACCACACTAAATGGTGCGTCCTTCTCTTCTTTTCTTTTTATCTCAAAGCCAAACAGCTGCATGATATAAACCTCTTAATTTATCTGATTAAAGTGGGAAAGTGCCGATTGGTGTATCAATAGATACGTTCAATCCGAAGCCACTCTGCGCACCAGTATCAGAAGTAAAGTAGTTGTATGTAAACTCTACATCAAACTGTTCAATTGCATTCTGTTGTTCGTAGTCCAAAGCAATCGCAGAAATATTGGTAGGCATCGCATCAAAGAACTTGTAAGTCTTGATAGTAGCACCATTTCTGTCGAGTTGTTCAACAGTCAAGTCTACTTGATAATCAGTAGGGTTTGTACGTCCTTCAGTAGCATCATAGTTTTGAATACCTGATTGCCACTGTTCAAGAGCGTTACGAACACCAAACGATGTATCGTTGTATACTGTGATTGTCCATGGTTGGAAAGTACGTTCGCCAGCAAAGTTAACAGGACGACCACGATATAGAACTGGAATGTTCTCAATCGTAGAAGCAGGCAACTGTGCTGCTTTTGCCAAAAATTGGCCACGAGCACCAGCAACTGCACCCAACGTCACGTAGTTGGGAAAAGTTAGGTTGACACGAAACTGATTGGGGCGAGCACCACCACCCAGCATCTGTGCCTTAAAGTCAGCAATATTTGCCATTTCTTATCTCCTTAATGTTCTCTCTTATTTATTACCTAATTATGCACCGATTTCGCTAAAGTTAATTCCAGAGCGAGCAGCCACAAAGTTCAGAGTAATAAAGTTGATAGAACGAGATGGTTTAATGAAGATATCGGCAACAAACTCGTTACGGTCAATTACTTCACCTGTATTATTCGATTCATCACACTTGACTACAAAGTCTGTAATACCACGACGACCTTGAACATCACGTAGGAATGGTTCTACCAAGTTCTTAAACTGAGCACGAGTAAACGAGTCGTTAAACTCGAACAACTGGAACTTAGAAGCAGTTGCAACTGCTTTTTCAAGAACGATAAACAATCTACGAACATTGATTCGATCAAACGCACTTGGTTTAGCCAACAAGGTTTTATCACCAAAGAGGACAGTTCCCTCTCCTGGGAATGAAACCACAGGGTTAACACCATTTTTGTAGAGTGTATCACGTTGTGTTTTATTAGGATTAACAGCAAGTCTTACAACACTCTTAATCTGTCCACGAGACATACCAGCAGGTGAGAACCATGCGTCATTAGTAAAGTCTGTACGAGCAGATAGTCCTGCAATATCAGCATTCAATGGAATGTAACGATACTTGTCGTTATAACGATCGTATTGATATTTCGCTCCAGTATCCATCACAGCGTAAGAGCTAGATGGAAGAGCATTACGATACGTATTGATAGCAGTAATCTGAGTAGAAGTATTACCAATAATTGGATCAGCAGTAGAAGTATCTTCTGGAGAAACAAACACTACACAGTCAAGACGTACTTCAGCAATATTCTGAATTAAGTGAGTCGCTACAGTAGTAGTTGCTTTACCAGCAATAATTAGACTAACGTCATACTGCTCAGCATCGTTAAACAAATCGAAAGCAGCAGTTTTTTCGCCATCAGTTAGTGCATAATCATCAGTACCACCAGAAAGTGACCATGTGATTTCACTACTAGTTAAGTCTGCAAAGTCAATATTTTGAGCAGCAGTAGAACCGATAGTTCCGATAGTTTTACCAGAACCAGCAACAGCACCACCAGATTTAGTATTATCAACAGAAGATGGATGATCCATCCAGTAAATATACTCTGAACGATTATTGATTACGTCTTTGTAATAGTTATTTGTTCCATCAGAACGTTTTGCATTTGATGCTTTTGAAACGAAAGCAAATTTTTCAAGAACTGAACCTTCAGTTCCAGTAAATATACCGTCTTCGTCAATAACAATAATATGCATTTCATCGTTGGTTGCAGAAACTCCAGCAGCGAAAGTAGAAGTTCCAGGAGCACCGTCAAATTCTGCAGCGTATGCCCAACTAGCAAAAGTTTGAGAGTCAGCAATTGCTATTTTAATAGAGTTACCCATAGTTCCTGGATAACGTGCAGCCCATTCACCAACAACACCTAGACCAGATGAGTAATTAGTTGCGTAATCTTCACCATTTTTAATTTTAAGTCCTGCAGGAGCAATTGTAGCAGTTGCAGTAGCAGTAGTACCACTTGGAGGAGCACCAACTGCAATTGTTGGAGCAGTTACGTAACCAGTTCCAGAAAGAGTTACAGTAATTTCAGTAATTGTAGAAGTAGCGATTGTAACACCACCAGCTTCAGCACCAGTTCCATCACCGCTAATAGTTACTGTCGGTGTAGCTTTATAACCAGAACCAGCAGCAGTTACTGTAAT